AGAACATTGTCAATCGTTGGCTACGTACTTCTTTTTGCATCAGGCTATTTGTACCTGTTGCTTTTACTTCTAAATCACCTACTACATCTAACTCGCCTTCAAAGAATTGCATGTTCCATTGGAAATACGATTCTCCTAAAGGCTTTAATAAAAAGTCGTCAAGGTTTTTAACTACAGTCTTTATGTTTAAAGAAGCTGCACCTAGTAACATTGACATACCAGAAGCTGTTCTTGTCATACTCTGAACGCCTGTTTGTCCATGACTATAACTAGGGATACCTGTCTGTTCGTCTGCAAGCTGCCTGAACCTGTCGAACATCATCATGTTCTCAGGGGCTGTATTAGGAAACTTTAGTCCGTAAATAGATTGCCCCGGCATACCTGCTTGTCGTCTGAATATCTTACCCGGATAGACTTCCATTGTCTGTCCACCTACTAAGGCAGACTCATCTACATCGAATACTAATGATCCTGCCAATGCTAGATTATCAATAGCCATACGTGCATGTCCATTCATAATCTGTTGGGAGTCATCCATGTTCTCAGCTACGCCGATTCCAAAGAAGTTATAAGGATTCCTTTCATAAGGAAACGCATTATAAGGAATACGATAAGGTGAAAAGGGATTTACTACAGCCCTCAAAAGCATACCACCACAAACCCATGCATTTACCTGCACTTCATCTAAATCATCAACTTTATCAGGAAGCTCTATGCCTACTTCTCTAGCATACATCGCATCCATGATACCCCAGTACTCTAAGACTTCAAAATTTGAATGGTGCGAATCGTCTGGGCTTGTATTATCATCTTTTAACTGAGACTCAAAACTACGCTCAACATAGTTTGGCCCGTCCTGTAGACAAGCTCTTAATGCGTCTTCATCAAAATAAGGCATGTTCCGTAGTTGTCTTAGTTGACTACGATTCATTTTATGTCTGTGAATTATAAACTCACATTCATCTATGGTTGTAGCTTGAGGGTCAGGATAAAAGTCCCAACAACTTACAAACTCTATGCGAGGGACTCTTACTTCTAAAGGAGAATAAACTCTTTCGCCTTCAACAGTATCCCACTTGTTTAATTTTTTATTAAAGTTAAATGGGCCTTTAACAATTCCTGTCCCTAAGAGTGCTGCTTCTAATAGAGCATTCCGTAATTCTGATGAGCCACTCGATTCTTCAATCTGATCATGGATAAGTTTCTCCATGCGCCTTGCAGCTTTTTGGGCAGGAGATATTTCTAAGTGTTGAGGATTAGCACTGAAGCCTTCTTGTAAGTATCCTTTTTCATCTGCCAGATTTTCTAAGGTTTCTTGGAAGACTCCTTTAGAAAAAGTAGCGCCGGGACTAAGTACTCTCTCGTCTCCTATGTAGCCTACATCAAAAGGATTAGGCTCTTCGTCTTCTATTCTATTACCTATATCATCAGGCACTTCCCCTAATGTATTTTCTAGTCCGGGTACCGGAGTTTCTGTATCTAAATGAGCAGCAGCTAGTTCTCCTTCAGGCATTTTAGTTTCTGTAATTCCAATAGGGAATTTACCTGTCCCAAAAATAACATCTACTAGTTGACCAAAGGCTGCTAAGACTTTTGTTTTAGTAACTTTAACAAATACCCTGGATTTTTCTGAATCTCTAAATCGAACAGATGAATTGTATTGCCCTCGATAATTTTCGTAAGAGGACAACCATCGTTTCTCATCATTTTGCCTAGCGTCTTCTGCTGCTGAAAATCTAGAATTAATAATGGCGACTAAATTAACTTTTTGAATATCTTCTAGTTTTAACTTTTTACCAGTTTCACCATCTACCTCTTCGTAGATTTGGTTAGCTCCTAAAAATGTATTGTCATTATCTGCCATATGTTAGTATCCAAATGTCGTGTCAACAGGACGATAAGTATCCGTTTTAATTCTTAGCATTCTATCATACGGATGATCTAATCTCGGTCTACTCATTATTAAGTAACGTAGTGCATCGTAAGCATGGTCAGATGCATGAGTATCTACGTCTTCTGAATTAGTAGAAGACATAGGTATACCCTGCATTTCTCTAACTAAGTTAAAGCAAGAATTAAAAATCTGTAGTCGAGGCCGTCCAGTTTCTTGTTTAAGTCTTAAATGTTCATGTATCTGAATCTTGCCTGCTATACGATTCTTATCTGCTCTTCTTAATTTGTGTCCTCTAGTTACAAGAGCCTCGCCAATCGTTGGGCCTGTATAGCCCGTTTTTGACCACGCTGCCGTATCTAGTACGCCCGGAATAGACTTCAGTTCTCTTTCTTCAAGTCGTGTCATGGTGTCAGCTAGCAGATCCCCGGTCAACCCCTTTTGATATAATTCTCTATAAATGATGATGGTCTTATCGTCAGGATCTATAGCTGCCCATAAACAACAACTTTCAGAAGCATAACCGTAGTCAACTCCTTTAACTCTTTCCCACCATGATGGAATATCGAAGGGGGTAATCACATGAGTTTTTATATCAAACTCAGGGAACGCCGCTCCTTCTGAAATATCCCAGTTACCTTCTAACAGCTGCTTTCTCTGTACTGGTGGGAGAGAAAGTAACATCTTCTCGTAGTCTCCATCCTTTGCAAGATACGGATTATCCTGTAGTCTTGCAGGGATAAACTTCCTTGTTAGTCCGTCCTCACCCCTAAATGATTTATTAGGTTCTTCTGGATTAACATATCTTTTCTTTACCCATTGTGCGCCTACTCCACCGGGGTTAGCCGTACAACGTAAGTAAGTCTTTATCTCTGAGTTAGTTGTACGAAGCCGTGAAGCTAAGTAGTTCCAACCAAACTCTGTGGGTAAATGAGTAATCTCATCAAACCCAATCCAACTATACGCTTGTCCTTGATAACGGTATACGTCAGCATCACGTTCAAGGAACCCAAACTCTACTTTGGCTCCGCTAGGGAAGTTCCATAGCTTCTCAACCTCTCTAAACTTACACCCCGGAAAGGCTCTAGGGTAAAGTTCTCTTGACTTGTCAATAAGCTCACGTAGCTCTGGCATTGACTTCCTTAATATCAAGGCTCGGTGTTCTTTGAAATGACATGATCGTAATGGATCAATAAGCATTGCAAAGCTTTTCCCGCCGCCTGCTGCTCCTCCATATAAGACATCTTTCTCTGGAGCAGCTAAGAAGTCTGTCTGTGGCCCTTCGTTGGGCATGAATGCCACGTAGGAGCCTGTCGTATTTAAATGTTCTTGTATGGCATCAGGTAACTCTTTAGTATCTGACTCTGTTAAAACATTTGATGTTAGTGCTTTCTTTTCTTTGTTAAGCTTACTTTCAGCTACTTTTAAGTTACGCCTGAGTTTCTTAACTTTCGTATCTTTGTTCGTTAATCTTTTACGAGCTTGTAAGGCTAGTTTGACATCTGAGAGTACTGAGGTTTTAGGTCTACCGGATTTCTTTCTTTTCGATCCGTCCTTATTGTAAACGTAATTACCTTCAGAGTCTGTAAGGTACCTATCGTCTGCCATACTTCTTGTCTACATATTTCTTTAGGCCGGGACGAGACATACTTTTACCTGTTTCTGCTTCTAGCCAATCAACACCTATCCCAAGACTTATTTCTCCAATGTGTACAGACTCTGCAATTTCTTCTAGTATTTCTAATTGTTCTGGGATAGGCTTTAAGTATCCTTCGATACTTTCTGAAAGCTGATATCCGAAAGGAACAGTAGAAGAAGTTCTTCTTTTGTAGCCGTCTGGTAATAGCATAAGATTATTCAGATAAATCTTCTATTGCAACATGAGTCACATTGATCGGAGCCTTGTCGGGCATTAGAAAGATACCACCTCCTACTTTATGATTAATGTCCAGCTTCTCTACCTTGCTGATTCCTACTCTATCTAAAAGAGTCTGTGCTGCGGATAGCTTATTACCTGCTTGTACTATAGGTCTTTTAGATTCTAGTATCTCTATGAGCTTAAAAGCTGCCTTGGGAGCAGAGTGGGCTAGGACTTCTTGGGTTAATTCGAGTATCTCAGTCTTTAAAGCCTTAACGACTTGGTAGTGTGGCCCTGAATATCCTGCTAACTCTGCTGCTTTCTTAGCATCACCTCTAGTTTCCACTAAATAATCTAAGAATGACTGCTGTTTAGCGGTCAATTCTCTCTTTGTTTCTCTTCCGATATTTGGTAATATAGCCATTCTTAACCATTATAGGGTCGTATGGAAGGTTTGTCAAGCCTTTAGAGTCTTTATTTAAATAAACTTGACAAATGCTTAAATGAACTGTATACTAAGGTAGTCCGTCACCCCGGTCAACTAGCTACCTCCATCCCTGAGCCTTAATAGCGGAAGAGACTAATAGACCGCAGAATTAACTAGATCTAGTTTACATGAGAAACTAGGAATTTAGTGTAACCACGCTATAGATATGGGGTAGGGGGGGTATGGTCTACTGCCCACCCCAACGAAGGAATCCCCCTGACGGGGTTTATTTACTTACATACTCCAAGTACTTACATACTTACGAGTCTTTATCATCGCTGGCGATGCCATACTCGCACTAGTGCCTACGTAAATAAGTAGACAGACACCTTCGTTCAAGACTTGGTAGACTTTAAAGTCTTTATCATCGCTGGCGATCCCATACTCTGCTCTGAAATCATACAAGACTTTAAAGACTGAACTGACACCAGTCAGCTCAGACTTTGAAGACTACCGAGCTTTGTACACAAAGCGAGAAAATTTTTATACTAGTTATCACTGTACTGGACACATGCATAGTCTAATATATTAAGAATAAACCCCAGACATAAAAAAAGACCCAACCCCGAAGGGCTGAGTCTTCTAGACTTCTCAGGCTACTTAGATTACTTAGCCTTCAAATATTCCTTGATCTGATTCACATATTTGACCGGGGCTTTAGACTTCTCAAATAACTTATGAGCCTGTTCAAAGCTAAGCTTGCCAGCTTGCGCATTAGCGTAGAGCGTAGCCTGTAGGCGTTTCTGTCCTAACCAGTCCATATTCCCTGCCTTATCTTTAGACCACCGGGCAGCCAAGCCGCGGCACTGGTTGAAGGTTGCAGACCTTAGAAGCCTATCGCCGTCAAACATCTGAATATCGAAAGTCTTGAATTTGCTCATTGCTTTACCCTTTTTGTTACAGTTTTAAATACTTAACTAAGTAACTAATATACAGGAATACACGCCCTATTTATACCCATTTATACCTATTTATACCTATTTATAATGATCTTTTTAGCATATCCTTATAACTAAAAAGAATAAGAAACATACCCTTTCATGCCGAACCTCCCTCCCTTAATCTAAAAGGCTATGCCACCATCTAGACTAAAACATAAAGACGTTGGGGCTTAGACATCAACATCATCGCTGGCGATACCTCATCTCAAGCTACAGTTGGCAGCTAGTCGACCGCAGACCATACCCACTAAGTAAGTAAGTGCATAATTATCTAACTGCTAGCCTACTTACTTACGCAGGTATTTAAGATTACTAGGGCATGATGTAGCGTGAGCTTAGTAATTCTTTAAGCTGAGGCCATGATGTAGCGTGAGTTTATAACTTTTTAGAATAAGCATAGTCTTTTAAGTTATATTAAAGACTTCACTGCCCATTAACAAACTATTAACATACCATTAACAGACTATTAACAATCCTTAACGTCTATTATACTACTATAGTCTAAGAAGGGGCTTATATGCGCGGGGACATCGCTTGACAGCCTTTGCCAAACCTGTCACCATGGGCCTCGTTCAGCCTTCATGTCTTTAAAGGAAAGGAAAATGATGTTAGATCAGGAATTGATAGGTGCTTTGTTTACTTTATTTGTTTTATTAGCTCTTGGAGATATGCTATGAACACTAAATTTACTAGCCTCAGAGCAGCCAAAGTTTATTTAAAAGATAAGAAGTTTAAGTTTACAGAGCAGTTTCCTTTTAAGGGAGAGCAAGCTTATCTATATAAATATAAGGGCAATACGGCTTATGTCAGTAGCACGTGGGGTTATTTAAATAAAGATACAATGGATTGTGGCTCTGTGTGGACAGTCACTACTTTTAAAGGTGAAGCATGAAGCTACTTGAAAAACTAATAGACTTTATCCCTACTACCATACCTTTACACCTACCACCAGACCCTATGTTTAACTATGCGGATAGTGTAGCGTTAGAGAATCTTTTAAAACTAAATGAGGAGAAATTAGATGACGATGTTATTGACCGGGTATGCTAGTAAGAAAGAATTAAAAGCTTCCATTGGGGAGCCTTTGAAATATGAAGAGACATCTATATTTGGTGACGAGTATAGCTCAAATGGTTCTTTTGTAGGTGCTAGACGACCTCATCTTTTAGGTGGCGGTAGAGAGTTCTTTGCTCAAGTCACTATGGAAAATGATTTGATTGTAAAAGTCGAGTAGTCCTTTGGACTAAGTAGTATCGTGCGTACATGGCTTGACGGCCACGGCCAAGGATGCTATCCTTTGGCGGCATGGGAAGACCATGTAGTTTAATATAATCTTTATAGAAGGAAATATTATGAAACATTTATCTAAAAAGGAAATCTTATGAAACATTCACCTGAAAATAGTAACTCGGAAGCCTATAGTCAATACGGTTCTAGAACTACTCGATCTATAAGCACAGCACCTTATTCTATTCAGCTAGTGTGGAACTATGCGAATAAAGTAGGCGCTTCCATTGTCAGAATCAGGCAGCATAAGACTAGATACGAGAATACAAGGGGTGATACATTTCTAGGTACACATAGAGGTCTATCCTCTGTTTATATAACACGAGCACAACCTAAGAGGACGTTATGGTATAAGAAACTTCTAGGTATAGGGAAAGCGAATACGACTATGCAAATCTTTGAAATACCTAAAGGGGCTGTTGATTTGGACGAGGTATGTACCACGCTTCGTGAGGCAGACAAGCAGGAAATAAGCTACCCAGCAAATGCTTTAAGCTATGATGATAGGATCGCTAGCCAGTAGTAGCTAGTAGTTCGAAGGACTAAGTAATTGATACGACCTGAGTATGTCGTTACAAACTGCTCTTTAATTTACATTAAGAAGTACAGTTCATTCAACAAATCGGTTAGTATTCTTGATCACAATACTAAATAGAGCAACATCAGATAAGGTAACACCAACCTTGTGTTTTATATCGTTACGTCATTCGATCCGGCGATGAACTGTGCTTCTTAATGTAAACAAGGAGAAAGGGATAAGCCATGAAGTCTAATAGAAATCCAGTTAAGAAGAATATGGATCAGTTCCACAAACCTAAAACACAGAGGGATAAAGTAAAAGCCTATAGAAAACAACGGGCTAGAGATAAACAAGATTGGGATTTAGACAACGAGCTTTATGAACTAAAGGAGAATAAAGAATGAAGGGTATACTGATTGATCCGTTTACTGAAAAGGTTTTAGAAGTAGCACTGACAGGCGAAGCAAAACTTGCGGAATTCTATTTACTTTTAGAGTGTACTACAATAGATGTTATATCTATACCACCTCGCTTACTAATAGAACACTCTAAGGATGATTTAAATACACTGCATAATGACTCTAATTCTAAATTTAAAAACAACTCTTTGTATTTAGATGATGAAGGATTGTATAAAGATGAGCAAAGGTTTTATAATTTTATTGGTACTAATTTAGCTGGGCGTGGATTGATACTTGGGTTTGATCCAGATACAGGCGATAGCGTATCTACTAAACTTTCAGTAGAGGATGTACGCCCACTAGTAGATTGGGAAGAGGAGGACGCTGTTATAAGAAGACAACTACAGTGGGAGTATCTTAATGAGGGCGGCAGGACTGACTACCACTAGGAATATATATATTATGTTTATAACTCGTACTTCTATTTTAACTAATAAAATCTACACTTATGATCTGGATGTAACTCGCAAGCAACTAGATGCATGGGGAAGTGGTACTTTATTACAAGATGCTTTCCCTAATCTTACACTTTGGGAAAGAGACTTTATAAAATTAGGTATCGGTAAAGACGAATGGGATAAATACTTTAAGGGATAGCAAATGACATACAGTTTATTAACAGTTAGTGGTAATCCAAAGACTATTAAAAGTGATAAGAAAAACAAGTACTTGACAGCTATACTACATCTTATACCTGAGAGTACTAAGATATGTCCTTATCAAGATATTGCAGGTTGTAAGACAGCTTGCTTAAATACAGCAGGTAGAGGTGGTATATTTAAGAAAGGTGAAACGACTAATGTAATTCAAGAAGCTCGTAAGCGTAAGACTAAGTTATTCTTAAAGGCTCAAGATATTTTTATGGATTATTTAGTTGAGGATATTACTAAGTTTGAAAGATACTGTAAGAGAAAAGGTAAGCTACCAGCAGTTAGATTGAATGGTACTAGTGATATACAATGGGAAACTATTAAGATAAATAATAATAATATCTTTGAAGTCTTTCCAGATGTGCAGTTCTATGATTATACTAAGATACCTACTAGAAAGATCAGTGGCCTATCTAATTATCAGCTAACTTGGAGCTACTCAGAAGCTAACACTAAGTACTCTAAATTATTTGATAGTGTTAGCACTAACATAGCAGTAGTTTTTAAGAGTACATTACCTAGTAGCTTCAAAGGTAGAAAGGTTATTGATGGTGATGAAACAGACCTACGATTTTTAGATGAACAAAATGTTATTGTTGGTTTGAAAGCAAAGGGTAAAGCAAAGGTAGATACAAGTGGGTTTGTAATACATCATTAAGGAGATAGCAGCATGAGTCTTAAAGAAAATGATAGCTTCAAAGAAAGTGTTAGTGAAGTAGTCGAAGAGTATTGGAATATTAAAGATCGTCCTGATTTATTTCAGGACTGTGTTGAATATGTACTTGATCGTGTAGATAATAAGTATGGCCCATGTGATGAGAATTTGCAATGGCCGTATAGTGTCTGTTGGATTATGTTACAATACTTCCAATCTATATCACATAATGCTATATCAAATACAGATTTAAATAAGATGGCAGCACAGGATCAGTTACATAACGAAGGAGTTTAATGTGGAACATATTTATGGGGAACCGGATGATGATAGAGAAGAATGTGATGAGTGTAAGCTATCTTTTAATGTAGATGCAGCTGCTTATAATTACTGGGCAACACACGGAGGCACTCTATTTTGTGGGTCATGCCAAGAATTTCATTTACGACATGACTGCTGAGATATTGCTTATATAAAACAATAGGAGTACAATAGAATGACAGAGATTACCGTATCATACTATGATTTAGAGGAAGCATTCATATATTTGATGAAGAAGAAACATAATTGGGAAATAGACGGGGGTTCCATTGATAGCGGCCGCTTAACCAACATACACACAACCTATGCATTTAAAGAAGAGGGCACCGTAGATAAGGATAAAACTACAGTGACACAGGAACATCTGGACTTAGATCACTATTCAGAAATTACTTTTTATATTGAGGAGGATGATGATGAAGATACTTAAAACAGATAGCGACACAGATTTAGTAGTTACTACCCCTGTTAAGTGTGGGTGCTCCTGTCAAAAAGATATTAATAAACTTCGTGCAGTTGGACACGCCCACTTTGATAGCTTAGTCTCCCACGAAGAACGCTTGGAGACAGCGGTAGGTGAGATGCATGATTTAGATTTATTTCTAATGGACTTAGAAAATTCTATAGCTACTACTGATAAAAGCGTAGTCTCCCTCTTAGAAAGTACAGATGAATTAGATTCGTTTAGGGTAGAGACAGAGAGGGATGTCGCAGATTTAGAAAAAGAAAACTCAGATATATTAGATAAGCTAGCAGAGATACAGGATAATCAAGATGAAATGCTTATTAAGTTAAATAGAATCTTCCCTTCCATTTTTAGTGAGGATAGTCCTTGAAAGACCATACACCTATAACGCCTAAGCAGGGCCTATCATGGTATGTTAAATGGATATCTTCTTTATTCTTAATATCAGCAATGGTAGTTAGAAGTATTGAGCTATCCAATTTTTTAGACATGCTGTTGTCCTTAACAGGAGTAGCGGGCTGGTTCTGGGTAGCTTGCTTATGGAAAGATAGGGCATTGCTCGTACTAAATTCGTTAGCTATATTTATCCTAGTCATTGGTATTTTACAAAGGCTGTAACATGAATTCAAAAAAGTTAAAAGAGTTAAGAACAAGAGTTAAACTACTACAAGTAGAGTGGCTGAAGTCTTTAGTTAGCCCAGAAGAAGCAGAGACTATTAACATAGAGACTATTAATTCTTTACTACCACAACAAACGCATTATAATTCTATGATTACTGGTAGTTATGGGGATGAACATAGTTGTAATAACTTATCTTACATGACAGACAAATGGATTATGAAGATCTTAAAGAAGAACCCCCATATTAAAACACTAGGAGAACTGAATGAAATTAATGAGCGAAGGCAGCAACTACAAAGGAATAATAATTTATGGATGAATACACTATAGAAGTTATAATTGAGGGGTATCAAGAAACAATTAAATCTTATTCTAATTCCGTGTACCATGTCGTAGATGCTATGGTAAATTTAAGCACAGTGGTAAGCGTATCTAAAATAACGAGGGAAAAAGATCAGCAAGTATGGGATTTCAGTGGGGATTCTTTAGAACCTTTAAGAAAATTAAGGAGCGAAGCAGGTAATGAGGCAAGAATTCAACAAGAGCTTGAGAAAATAATAGAAGTATGATACAATATAGAAAATAAGGAGGAGTACATGAGTAGGATATATAAAATAGTAAAAGTATTTGGTGTAGCTGTGGTTGCATCCTGTATTATAACAGGAGGTGGTGCCTACGTTATGATTCCTAAGATCATGGATCATATAGAGACAACAGAACGTAGGTCTATAGCACAATACAGAAGGCTGACGACTGAGTATAAGGAAGCTGACGAGGGGCTAGGGACTGGGCTATCAAATAACATTACTAATATAAGGGGTGTAAGTCAGGCGCTAATCTCTTTGAGAGGCACCATTGAAGAGAACAACACGGCGTTTCTTTTAACCATAGAAGAAGGGAGGCAACAAGCAGATGATAGGATTTCTAGTCTGTCCGAGGACTATGGACGGATGGCTAATGTTATTGCAAACACGGACGAGAGAATAGCAGCCGTGATTAGTACTATCCAAGTATTAAATTTTGAAATAGATGGCCTTCAAAATAGACAGGATGAGTTGACTTTGATACAGGCAGGGGTTACGTCAGTTAATAAAGAAGATGTAGATAGTGCGATTGAATCTATAGGATCGTGTCCGACTACTGTAATCAACCGAAGAGATCATCTTCCTTCACTACGAAGAACTATTCAGGATACTTCTAGTGAACTTGCAGGGGCACATGAGTTTGTGGTATGGTTTGATATAACAAAAAAAGGAGATACAGTTTTAAAGGATATAGAATCGAAGACAGAAGATGAGGCTTTGTTGGTCGCTGTTCAACAGTATGTGGATGCACTGGTATTTGAAGAAACAAATAGTACCTTTGCGAATTGTGAAATGATGGTGAAGTTAAATATAAATTAGGAGATAAGAGTATGGCAATTTTAGAAGGCACAGCATATTGGGCCAGCATCACTACCCCCAATACTAAATTTGAACCTGTGTATACGGTGAACTTAGTGATTGATGAAGATACAGCAAATGAGTTTGCTTCCCGTGGACATAAAGTAAAACAGATGGACGAGGGGCCAGCATTAATTGTGAAGCGTAAGGTGAACGGGCCTCATGGTAGGGTTAGGCCAGCACCTAGACTACTAGACTCTGATAAAGCGGAGATTAGTTTAGCGGTAGGCAATGGTTCCAAAGTTAGGGTACAGTATAGCGAGTACTCAGGAGAGGGACAGTATGGGCCATACACGGGGCTAGACTTACAGGCTGTGCAGGTGGTAGACTTGGTGCCTTATAAGAATGAGGATGGCTCTGAGTTTTTTAGTGACGGGGAGGAATTTTAAATGCGGATTGTAATTAATAAAGGAGAAGATGCCCCGCTTATTTTTGAGACAGACAACATCGCAGATACTAATAAGCTATTAGAAAGCAACGCAATCATTAGAACCGTATCGGTTATTGATATAATAGTCAGTGCGTTACAGCTTTCTAGCGGGGCGTATAGAGACACTTTAGAAAAGAAGTTATTAGAATGTACGGAAGCACGAATAGAAGAAGGAACGGAGGAAGATTAAGAATAAGTAATTTTCTACTTGGCTAGGCATTTCCTTGTGAGGTGCCTAGCCTTTTTTTAAGAGGAGAATTCATGGAGAACAGTAATTTCGTGGAGCATAAATTACCTTGCTCAAATTGTGGAGGGTCAGATCCAGTATCTTTAAACAGCGATGGGTCAGCATGGTGTTTTAGTTGCGCCACTCGTTTCCCTTCTTATAATAAAACTAAGGATGAACAGGTTGTCGCATTCAAGCAGCCGAAGAATACTTTTTTAAATTCCTATACTGGCACCTTCAATGCCCTAACAGACAGGGGCATATCTAAAAAGACTGCCACTAAATTTGGGGTGCGTAGTGTGCTTAATCCTAAAGGAGAAATCGTTCAGCACATATACCCCTACTTCAACGGCACAGAAATTGTGGGTACTAAGACTAGGTTTGTAGATAATAAAGGTTTTGTTACAGGAGGAACGTATGATGGTACTGGATTGTTTGGTGAACAGTTATTCAATGCCAGAGGAGCTAAGTATCTTACCATTACAGAGGGTGAATGTGATGCGATGGCTGTTAGTGAGTTGTTCCAAGGTAAGTGGGCTGTTGTATCTTTAAAACGTGGGGCGGCAGGTGCCGTTAAAGATATACGAGAGAGCATAGAATTTGTAGAATCCTTTCAGAATATAGTGCTGTGTTTTGATAACGATAAAGCTGGGAGGGAAGCGTCACTTAACGTAGCACGTATACTCAAGCCCGGTAAGGTAAAGATAATGTCGTGGCCTAATGGATACAAAGATGCTAACGATATGCTGCGTAATAAAAAGTTCCAAGAGTTTACTAACGCATGGTGGGAAGCTAAAACTTATACCCCCTCTGGTATAGTAGAGCTATCTAGTTTAAAAGATGAATGGCTACATCGTGAAGAAAAAGAAAGTATTTCCTTTCCTTGGGAGGGACTAAATAAAAAGTTGTACGGACTAAGGCAAGGTGAGTTGGTTACATTCACAGGAGGCACCGGACTGGGTAAGTCTAGTGTTGTAAGGGAATTAGAACACTGGCTTATAAAACAGACTAAAGATAACATAGGTATTGTAGCTCTCGAAGAAAACCGATGGCGAACTATAGATGGTATAATATCTATTGAAGCTAATGAGAGGTTGTATCTTACGGAAAAACGTAAGGCTTATTCCGATGAACAACTTACCACCCTGTTTGATAGTGTCATCGAAAAGGATAGGGTCTTTGTCCACTCTCACTTAGGAGTGACAGACATTGATGAGTTCTTTTCTAAGCTACGGTATATCATTGTAGGGTGTGAGTGTCAGTGGGTGGTAGTAGATCACCTACATATGCTAGTAAATGTACTAAGCGAGAGTGATGAACGGCGTGGTATTGATTCGTTAATGAATAGATTGCGAAGTTTAGTTGAAGAAACAAACGTAGGTATGCTCTTGGTTTCCCATCTACGTAGAGCAGCAGGGGATAGAGGACATGAGAAGGGCGTTGAAGTTTCCTTGAGTCACCTAAAAGGATCTCAAGGTATAGCACAGCTATCAGATTGTGTGATTGCTTTGGAGCGTAACCAACAAGCCTTAGATCCAGAGGAAGCTAATACCACAAAGGTAAGGGTGTTAAAATCTAGATACACAGGAGATACTGGGCTGGCTTGCTCGTTAAAGTATAATGCGGAGACTGGACGACTTCTTGAAATTACAGATCAGGAGACATTTGATAATGAAAACACTTCCTTTTAAAGTTATATTCGATATAGAAACAGACGGACTACGCCCTACTAAAATATGGTGCATGGTTATTAAAGAATTAGATGGCCCCGTACATAAGTTTGGCCCCGATCAAATTGATGAGGGGATCAAGCTACTACAAACAGCAGACGTACTGATGGGCCACAACATTATAGGCTTTGATATTCCAGTAGTAGAAAAATTATATAATGTTAAATTGCAAGGACAGGTAATAGATACCCTAGTCATGTCGAGATTATTTAATCCTTCACAAGAGAACGGGCATAGTCTTAGAACATGGGGGTACCGGGTAGGTTCTCCAAAGAAAGAGCAGCCAATAACATTCGATGAGTACACTCCTAGTATGTTAGATTATTGTGTACAGGATGTACGCTTAAATGAAATGGTCTATCACCGCTTACTAAAAGAAGGATTAGGTTTCAGCGAGGAATCTATTCAGCTTGAACATGATGTTACCTACATTACAAATAGACAGGAGAAAGCAGGCTTCTTATTTGATGAGAGGCAAGCCATGATGTTTCTTGCTACATTAAAGACTCGCATCTCTGAAGTAGAGGAGGAGGTTCAACTTACTTTCAAGCCTAAATTAGTAGATGATAAGTTAGTAACGCCTTATATAAAAAAGGACGGGGTACTTTCTAAACGAGGCTTAACTCTAGAAGAGTATGAGAGTTTCAATGGTATATCTTCTTCGGACATTAACCCCTTCATACGTAAGAAAATGCAGACATTTAATTTAGGATCTCGAAAACAAATAGGCGAGTACCTTAAAGACTTTGGATGGAAGCCTGAGAGATTTACTCCAACAGGACAGCCTATTGTAGACGAGGGAACCTTAAAGAAAATAGCGCACATCCCGGAGGCTAATTTAATTGCTGAGTTTTTGTTGCTACAGAAACGGATAGCACAACTATCTTCATGGTTAGATGAGCTACAAGATGACGGGCGAGTACATGGTAGTGTCATTTCTAATGGCACAATCACAGGACGCATGACGCACCGTGGCCCTAACATGGCACAAGTTCCTAATATCGGAAGCCAATACGGTAAGGAATGTAGAGCTTGCTGGATTGTCCCAGAAGGATATAAGCTAGTAGGAATAGACGCAAGCGGATTAGAGTTGAGAATGTTGGCACATTATATGGATGATAAGGAGTATATAAACAATGTTATTAACGGAGACATACACACAATCAATCAACATCTTGCGGGAATTCAATCAAGAGATAAGGCTAAAACTTTCATCTATGCCTTTGTATACGGAGCAGGAGATGAGAAACTTGGGAAAGTGGTTGGTGGAGGCAGAGCTAACGGCAGAAAACTTAAAGACCGCTTTCTCCGCAATCTACCCGCACTTAAAACTCTTACAAGACGAGTACAGCAAGCAGCTAAAAGAGGATTCCTTAAAGGAATAGATGGTAGAAAGATATATATCCGCAGCGAACACGCCGCCCTTAATAGTTTACTACAAGGAGGAGGGGCTATTGTTATGAAGAAAGCGTTGATGTTACTTGATGATAAAATTAAAACTGATAACTTAGACGCTACCTTTGTGGCTAATATACATGACGAGTGGCAGGTACAGGTGAAAGAAGATCAGGCAGATCTTGTTGGGAAGCTAGGAGTAGAGGCTATCGAACAAGCAGCAGAGCATTTTAACCTACGCTGCCCCTTAACAGGGGAGTATAAGACAGGGAGTAACTGGAGTGAAACACATTAAAGAATGTAGGATTTGTAAGAAGATTAAACCTATAACACACTATTATCTTAGGCCAGAGAGTAATACTTATAGAACAGAGTGTCGTCCGTGTCGGGCTGAAATATGCAGTAGACAAAGGAGAGTAATAGGATCTGTTGCACACTGTAAGATACTATTTAGGGATGCTAGGAATAGGTCTAACAAAAGAGGCAACTCCTGCACTATAACTCGGAAAGAGATACAAAACCTAGCCACAGACACTTGCCCTATTCTGGGAATCAAGTTGGAAATAGGCAGCGATAACTGGCAAAATTCTCCTAGCCTAGATAGAATAGATAACACTAAAGGATACGAAAAGGGGAATGTTATTATGGTATCTCATATGGCAAATTCAATTAAGAACCAAGCAACCCCTTCTCAAATTAAAAAAGTTGCAGATTTCTATATGAAACTGTACGCAGAAAAAGGAATAACAGTATGACAAAGAAAAGATTAGACACAGTAGTAGAGGATATCTATCAGTCTATCGCTCCTCTGGGCAGGGGAGAGGCCATTGAAGTTTCCGATAAAGTAATAGATAAGTTTGGAGATTCAATGAAGGAAGCACTAAGAGAGTGGCTAACCCCTAGAGGAAGTAGAAAGCCTTCTTTACGAATGTCAAATATTGGTAGGCCAGCGAGGCAGTTATGGTATGACTTTAATATGGAACGAGATCCCTCTCCTCTACCTCCTCCTCTTCTTATTAAGTTTCTATTCGGACACCTAGCTGAGCCTCTTGTGCTGTTCTTTGTAGAACTAGCAGGACATGTAGTCACTGACATTCAAAAAGAAGTGGTTGTCGATGGGGTTGTAGGTCATATGGATTGTAAAATTGATGGGGAGGTAGTCGATATTAAAACTGCGTCCGGTTTCGCCTTTAAGAAATTTAAAGATGGGACACTGATAAATGATGATCCGTTCGGATACATAGTACAATTAACAGCCTATGAACATGCGGAAGGCACAAGCAATGGGGGCTTCCTCGCACTCAACAAAGAAGCGGGGGATTTGATTCTACTACAGCCAGAAGAGCTTGACAAACCAAATATATCTGTTAAAATAAAGTCATTACAAAAAACAATTAAAGATAAGAATCCTCCTCCTCTTTGTTATGAGCCAGTACCAGAAGGAATTTCCGGTAACTTTAAACTTGCTAGACAGTGTAACTATTGCTCGCATAAGTTTGAGTGTCATAAAGATTCCAATGACGGGAAGGGATTAAGATCCTTCAAGTATTCTAAAGGTGTCATGCATCTAACAAAGGTAGTACGCCAGCCTAAAGTAGAAGAAATATTAAATGCCTAGAAGAAAACCAAGACGAATTAGACCTAGAGAAAAGCGTATACCTAAAGGATACGACAGCCTGTGGGAATATAAATTACATCAGGATCTTTTAAAAAACTGGAGACTTAGAGGAGATCTAATTAAATATGTCGTAGAGAAAACATATGAGATAGACTTTGTTAGAGAGATAGAAGATAAGTTAATTCTATTAGAGGTAAAGGGAAGGTTCTGGGATCACGCTGAGTACAGTAAGTATCTGTGGTTACGCAAGGCTATCCCTAAGGGTATGGAGCTTGTGTTCTTATTCCAGAAACCACAGGCGCCTATGCCGGGAGCTAAGAAACGTAGGGATGGGACTAAGAGAAGTCATGCTGAATGGGCTGACAAGAATAATTTTAGATGGTTTAGTGAGGAGAACTTACCTAATGAATGGCGAATATAAATTTAACGAAAACAATACGATTGAACAAATAAAAAGATATATAGATAGTACTTATGAAAGGCACTATGCTAATGGTAAGTACCAAGCAACGGATGTAATTATAGATGCAGGACATGGTGAAGGATTTTGTATGGGAAACATTATGAAGTACGCCATGCGCTATGGTAAGAAGCCTGATCCTATTAGCGGAGATCTTAAAGACCAAGCAGATCTACTAAAGATTATACATTATGCTGTTATAGCTTTGCACTTATGGAGTCAGGAAAAGGCGTACCCAAATGATTGAAGATAAAGTTGGCCCTAAGGCATACTTAGGAATTAAAATAGACTATGACAAAGACTCAGACTTAAATGATTTTAGTCTGAATAGTTTGAAAGACAGATACTTTTGGGAAGAAGAGACACATGCGCAAGAAGCGTTTGCTAGAGCCTCTGTGTTTGGGGCAACCTACAAAGGAGTAACAGATTATGAATTGGCTCAAAGGCTTTATCAATACAGTTCCAATCGTTGGTTCATGTTTAGCACTCCTATTCTTAGTAACGGGGGAACAAGTCGTGGCTTACCTATTAGCTGTTTCCTTAATTATGTGCCTGATAGTCGTGGGGGTTTGTCTGATCACTATGACGAGAACATTTGGCTGGCAAGTTCAGGTGGAGGCATCGGTGGATATTGGGGAGATGTTAGGAGTAACGGCATTCCTACTGCTCACGGCAGTCGTTCTACTGGTTCTATCCCTTTCATGCATGTAGTAGATTCACAGATGCTTGCCTTCAATCAAGGCACTACAAGGCGAGGCAGCTACGCAGCTTACATGGAT